CCCCGCCAAGGTTCGCCTAGAATACAAATTGCTTGTGAACGGCTCAAAGCATTCGTTGAATCCGAGAATCTGTGATGTAGATGCGGTTGGCATAGGAGCAACTAGAAGCGAATTTCGCAATCCATTTTTAATAATAGACCGTTTAAGTGCGTCCCAGTCATATCTATCGCTTGGGACTGCATTCCACATATCAAATTGAAGGATTCCTTTCGATGTGGGGGAACCGGCAAACGAACTATATGTTCCTAGTAGATTTTTATTTGCCGAATCCAATAATTTATAATCATATTGGTTCATATGCTTTGAAATCAGCTCCTCAGACAACAATTCGTTTATCATTTTGTTTCGCGCTATCGCAATTTCGTTGCTCTTTTCTAACGATGCGTGATATATGGTCTCGAAAATCATTTTATTAACGATTGTGGCCTCCTCGGAACAGAATGGTATATCCATTAGAATAAATGTGTCCGCTAATCCTTGTACACCAATTCCAATGGGCCTATGACTCAAATTGCTCTTTATTGTTTTTTCAGTCGGATAAAAGTTAATATCAATTACACGATTTAAATTATTTGTAACAACCTTGGTAACTTCGTGTAGTTTGTCGTAATCAAACTGTTTTGTCGCTTCATTAACGAAGCCTGGTAACGCAATAGATGCTAAATTACATACAGCCGTTTCAGTTGCGTCCGAATATTCAATTATTTCAGTGCACAAGTTGGAGCTTTTAATAGTGCCGAGATTTTGTTGATTCGATTTTTTATTTGCGGCGTCCTTGTATAAAATATAGGGAGTACCCGTTTCCATTTGTGAATCTAAAATCTTAAACCATAAGTCGCGCGCGTTTACAATCTTACGCGCCTTTCCATCTGCTTCATATTTCTCATATAGGGTCTTGAACGAATCGCCACATGCGTCGTCAAGTCCAACACATTCATTCGGACAAAATAGCGACCATTTCGCGTTGTTTTTTACACGTTCCATGAAAAGATCTGATACCCAAAGTGCATAGAAGAGGTCGCGCGCCTTTAGTTCTTCGTCACCATGATTCTTTTTCATTTCCAAAAAGTCTTCAATATCCGGATGCCACGGTTCTAGGTAGATGGCAAACGATCCATTTCTTTTACCAGATTGATTTACATAACGAGCCGTGCTATTAAATACACGCAACATGGGAACTAGGCCATCGGTTTTTCCATTTGTCCCTTGAATATGAGACCCCTTTGCGCGAATATTATGGATATGAAGACCTATTCCACCCGAGTATTTTGAAATTTGAGCACAATCGCTTAGTGTATTATATATACCTTCGATACTATCATCCTCTAATGCGATTAAATAACAGCTCGATAATTGTGGTCTGGGCGTTCCAGCATTAAAAAGAGTCGGTGTTGCGTGTGTAAAGAATTTCTGTGACATTAGATCATACGTTTCCTTTACGAGCGCTAAACACTCTTCCGTATTTTTACATTTTAAATCATAATGAATTCCAATAGCAACACGCATCCACATGTGCTGTGGTCTCTCTACAACGACTTCGTTGACCTTGAACAGGTATCCTTTTTCTAATGTTTTGAAGCCAAAATAGTCGAGTAGATAATCTCTATTGTAATCAATCATGGCGTCAATTTGTTCGCTGAATTTGTTGACAAATGTATAAAGATCGTTAGATACTAATGGTGTATTTTTGTCATGAATATTTCTGAATGTATGCAATTTATCGACCACTTTGAAAAACGATGAGTCTGTATTTTTCTGGTGATTAGATATGATAATACGCGCCGCCAAACTAGCATAATCTGGGTGATTTGTAGAGAGAGACGCGCACTGTTCCGCCGCCAATTCGTCAATTTTTGTAGCAGGAATCGTATCGTATAACTGGTCAATTACTTTCATAACAAGTGCGGAATAATTAATCGTTACGCCTGCCTCGTGGCCAAGTTTTTTAACTCTTTCTAAAATTTTATCAAATGATACATCCTGTAGTTTTCCATTGCGTTTAGTTACACGCATTTCACTCGAATTATTCATTCTTGTATAATAATTCTGTTGGATATTTTTAAACCAATTGGAAAACTTTATATATTTAAGATTTATGTAAAATAATATGTTAATTATATATATGAACCATCCTGTATTTTTATTTCTTATTTTAGTATTAGCTATTGGAATTCCACTTTTTTTTAAAATATATGAATCCTTGAAAAATATGGAGGGTTATTCAAATTATACTTTAGACGGAGCAATGGGAGATTTTCCAGCAGCTCAAATGAAGGTATTGGTAGATACATATCCCGCAATCGGAAAAAATCAAATATCAGATAATAATGCTAGCGATATCTGGTGGCACTATCCCGTATTTGAACTTGGTTCTTATAAACAAATAACAAACAATATTAGATATCCTTATAATCCGGATGAGGGAACGTGTATGCCCGCGTCAATGTGTGGCGCATTATATCACGACAGGAAATTAAAAAGTAATTATATTGAGCCACTTCCGCCACTAAATCCTGAATGTGGTACGCGTGTTGGATATTTTGATACAAATAAAAATTTGTTACCATTTAGAACAGATATGCAGAATATTTTATACTAAATTTATTCAATTTATTCAAGCTTGATTATTTTATTAAATGTGAGTAGACACCCTTGTGACGGCTTGTCTACGTAAGTTGAACTGTCCTTTTTTGTCTTTTTGACTGGGGCTCTATGCTCATATCCAGTTTTTCTCTCTTTTTCAATAATATTCCAAACATTTTCCAACTGTTGAATATTATTCTTAAACCAGTCTTGCTTTCTTAACACTAGAACACAACTAAACACTTCTAATTTCCAATATATGAATTTCATAAAGAGATATCTAAAAGGTTCTGATTGATATGTCGCCACAGTTGTTTCCTCCCATTCTGTTATTTCCTCGTGTGTTTTTAGACTAAGTGGCTTATATACGTAAAACGGCGTCCCATCGTTTCTGTGAAAATAAACAATCATGCCCTTACATTTACCATCAGCGGAAATAGTAGTATTATCAGTGCATTCGTTATCAATGTCATTTTTACGATCTGCTTCGTAACTACGACTGTCGCTATATTCTATGAACTTCGTTTCTAAAAAATCGCACTGGTCTAGGTCACCCACCTCCATTTGAAGCTGCATTTGAGTCCAGTATTCTTTTTTAGGAATGCCGGTAATCTCGCGGCTAACGACATTTTTAATTTCCAACATTCGCCCATACCGTTCAGAGTCTTTGTTAACAACAACCCCGTCGGGCGACGCACCTAAAAATTTGTAGTGTCTGTGTTGGACACAACCAAAATCCTCTACTTTTGTATTATATTTATCTTCGTATATCATTACCGATAACGGTTCGTATTTTTGCCCCCAATGAAGAGGAGTATTTACGTTTACCATCTTATCCGCGTCATCCAGTTCGGTTGAAGCCGGCTTTATCGGTTGGCATTTCTCATAAATAAGCTGATTTATATTGGATTGCGATTCAAATGCCTTCCAAGCGTTACTCGCTGTAATTAAATTCCACCTGAATTGATACCATTCGGGGGTTCGCTGTGCGGGTTGATACGCATCTCGCAATGTCTGTATTTTCTCCTCAATAAAATCAAGCTCTGTATTATTCAATTCGCAGCAATCCGGCTCTGTATCTTTAATATTTATTGATTTATCGGGGTGAAATATAGTTATAAAAATGTTAAACGCGTCTTCAAGCAAGTCGTTTAAATCATCTTCTACGTCATCGCCATCATCGATGGAGTCGATTTGTTCTTCAAATTGAATATAAAAAATGTCCTTTATATCTTCTAATAAAACCTCGCGAAAATTTGGTTCAGAGATAGTGTGTGGGTATAGTTCCAAATATTCATCCATTAAATGCAGCGCGGTTTCAACGAGATCAACCGCACATTCTTCATTAAATATAGAAGGTTCATCCTCAAATATAATTTCATCAAGACACTCTTCGAGGTCTTCTAGTTCGTGAATAAACATATCTTATATATTATACTTTAAATGTTTTTAATATAATTATTAAAAGCATTTTTTGCGAAATTAAACTGTATTATTAATTTTCGTCGTCGGATGCGGAATCCGTCGTTTCGGGCTTAACTTTGAGCTGTTTATTCCTTACTGTTCCATTTACTTTTTTTGGCGCAAGCGACTTTAATGTCGAAACGCGCTTGTTATCCATATTTTTCAATGTAAAATGTTTATTGGATTTATTATACACAAGAGCAGGAATATCCTTAACAGCCCCAGTGATCTTATCGTAAATAACATCCTTTACTCTTGACAACTTTTTCTTATCTAAACTGTCCTTTAAAAACGTAGTTAACATGGAACATTCCTCGACATCTAGCTTATTTTCACCACCGTAACTTTCAACATATTCAATCAATTTCTTTACCTTTACAGTCTTGTTCAGTTTACACCAAGGCTCACTATTGTTATTAATTTTTTCGGCTTCAAGGAATTTATCCAAATTAGAAATGTCATTTGAAGATTTAGTTTCATGTAATGGCGCACCGGTTAATAACATTGTTTTATATTTAATATTCTTGAGCTCTTGGCATTCGTCGACGATTACCGGTTGTTCTTCCATTGTGTATATAATAATATGTATAGATGAGTTTAACTCTGTTTCGTAGAATAATATATTAGCTGTATACTTTTATATCAGTTAAAAGTCTAATATATAAATATAGCCGTATCCTATATGGAAGACCATATAAAAAAAGTAAATATTTCGGGAATCAATAATAGATATCAGATGAAAAAAATAATAAATGAGCGCACACCAGAGAGTAAACAAAAGAAACGTATTCCGTCTGTAAACTGGACCACACACGAAGACATATACAACTATACAAAACAACTGCAAATAATAAGTGATATTTCTAATAATAATTATAATAGCAATGACGATGTGTCAAAAATATTTATTCAAGAAATCGGAAAAAAAATCTCCGGATATAAGCAGCAAGATAAAATAAAGGATAGATACAATGAACTCAACTTTATAACATTCGAATCGGTGATTCAAAAAATGATAGAAAGTCAATTGAAATGTAGATATTGTAAACGAGAAATGCTTGTTGTATATGATGTATCGAGAGAAAATAAACAATGGTCCGTTGATAGAATTGATAACGATAAGGGGCATAATATTAGCAATTTTCATCTAGCATGTTTAGAGTGTAATTTAAGTAGAAGACGGAGAACCGATGAAAAGTTTTTATTTACAAAACAGTTAAATATTGTAAAGAGAGAAATATGAGTTAGTCTCGCCTTTCTTTTTATTCGGTGTAATAATATTTAATAAGTATAAGTATATTATTAAATATGGAATGGAAATGGACTAAAGGGGAACCCTATGAAAGGTCGCGACGATTAAAACATGTCCAAGAGTTAGAAAATAAACAGTTCAGTAAGGATATGGAGTCATCCGCATATTCATCCTCGTTAAATCACGATGAAAACACGTGGGATATTTTAAACCAAAGCCAGGCCGGTTCCGGATTTAAGGTATCAAATAAGCGAGAAGAATTAGATTCCAAGATAGCTGGAAGAGATATGATCCAACAAATCGGATTCAACCCGTTTTTAGGAGAAGGCACATATGTCAATGATATATCAATCCGCGACCAATTTTTAAAACCTGTCAATACAACACAAGGCGAAACACGAGCATCTAGCAGTGGCCAATAAATTAAATTAGGGATCTAGCACACATGGTGTATAATAGACGGTTCACAAAGTAGGCAATGAACAGATTAAAGGCGATCAATGCGCCTCCTTGGAAAAACCGAATGTTTAACTCCTTGAAATTCTTTATTATAAAGAACAAATCCGCGAATAAAGTAAACATTAAAACCACAAAGAAGAATATACTTAAAAATAAAAAGTAGATACAGGAATCCTTTGTTAGTGGCGCAAAAAAGGGAGCGAAAACTTCAAGCATTATATATATATATGAAAAGTTTTATTTTTTATAGAATAAATAGTATTTTTAATAAACGACTTAAATAAGTTTTGAACATTTTACATAATGAGCTCGGTTGCCAAATATACAACGCAAAATGAATTATTGCTAAATAATTTAATGGATTTTTATAAGGATGAAACATATCTCCATAGGATGTTAAAAGTTATTACAGGAGAGTCAAAGATTTCTCTCCGTATTGTAGATTGGTTTGCTACCAATTATGCTAAGAAGTATTATACATTATATACATTTAAGGACGTAAATGATAATACAACCAGATTCAAGGTTTATTTTGATTACAAGCTAAAATTAAAGGCGTATTCCAAAAAGCGATTCGACCCCTTTTGTAGATGGGACAGGATCAGTATTCCATACAAAAATGGCACTAGCATTGAGACGACAATAGGTCAGCTAAATTTTTTCAAGTGGGCGCTGGAGAATAAAGTGATTGAATATATTGAAGAAAATTACGATACGATTGAGAAGGACATGAACAGTCGTAATAGCACATCAAAGAGGAAGGAGGGCTTAAATGAGAATGCTAAAACTAGAAAGAAGAGAGAAGAGTTGTCAATCTCCGCTACAAAAAGTATCAAAAAGGAGGAGGTAGAGATTGTCGTTCAATTCCATTAGGGAAATATGATATTAAAAACTTAGGTCTAATATAAAGTATAAATGACAACACATCAAGTTTATTTTTATGGGCATGAAAAGGGTTCCCATCAAAAAACTCCATATATACGTGACCAAGAACCAATAGAATATTTCTGTGATGGAAAAGAGGGTTATATTCATTTTGACGGATATTATTATGTTGAGAATCACGCACCACCTTATCTAGAGGACGATGCTGTTGGACCGTGCAGATGTAACACGTGGCTCCCACAGAAGCTTATAATGTTTTCACGGCTTTTTGAAAAGGAGCCATGTGAAGTGGAAGTTGTTGATAATGCGACCAAGAGTTATTTTAAGGAGCTCGAGAGTCTTCAGTATATTATTGAAATTTACAAGAAGGTCATTCATGAAAACACTGATGTTATTAGTGAGATTGAGGACAACAATAGAGACACGATGCGAGTGTGTTTTTTTCCAACCAATCGACAAACGATTTACTTTCGAGTCCTTGAGATTTTATAAATTAACTATGAAATTTATAAAATATATATAAAATGTATGAACGATATTCAAAAACGGTTTTTATTATTTTTAGTTGGATGTATTGGTCTTCGTACATTGTTTGTTATTGCTGCTAAAAACACTCCAGTTAGATATCTAAAATATATGGGATATCTTGCGCTTTTACCAGCCATCGGTTTCGTTTATATTTTTCTCACAGGGTCTCGGCAAACAGGCGCCGAAGTGTTTGGAGGGAAGATATGGTGGAACGATTTAAGGCCAATCCATGCTTTATTATATTTTTTGTTTGCGTATAATGCAATAATGGGAAATACTGGCGCGTGGATATATTTATTGATTGACGTCTTGTTAGGATTGTCTGCATTTTTATATTTTCACTATAACAACGGTGATTTTTCGAAAGTCCTAAAATAATAAGGGCAAAATAATAACAAATAAAATAACAATAGGATCGCATTTAATATTTTCTATATTTAAAGTTAAATATTAAATAAATAAATTTAGTAATATCTATGGGAAATTCTCAATCAATACAAAAAATTAACTATGAAGATATTCAATACATAGTTAAAAATCCAGAAGGAGTCGTGTTAATTAATGTATTAGGCGTTTCTGAACAAGATTGTTTAATACCATCTACAATTAGCATTAATAAGGAAATCGAATTAATTAATGAGTTTATTAAATCGCACCACAAGAATATTAAAATTGTTATTTATGGGCGAAACTGTAATGATGAAAAAATGTATGAAAAATATTCACAGCTCAGTTCTCTCGGGTTCTATAATGTATACATATATGCGGGCGGTATATTCGAATGGCTTATGCTACAGGACATATATGGAAAATCTGAATTCCCAACAACAAAAAATGAACTAGACATTTTAAAATTTAAACCAAGAAAATTATTGAATATTAAATTGCTCGAATATTAAATTGCTCGAATATTAAGCCAAATCGTCCGTATATTTTTGAACCGCCATGTTTGATAATTCATCAGCGCGCGCATTAAATTTTCTCAAAACATGCGCATATTGAACTGTTTTGATTTGTTTCTCCAATACTTTAGCCGTTTTATAAAGGCTAACAAGTTTATCCGCATTACATTTGTATTTTCCGGTCATTTGATTAATAACCAATTGACTATCGCCTTGAACTAGTATGTCTTGTATCTGATTCTCTGCCGCGTATTTTAACCCGATAATTAAACCAGTATATTCTGCCTGATTATTTGTCGCACTTGTGCCAACAAAACTATAGCCTCCCCACACCTCAATATTATTGTTATAGATGACGGCGCCGGCCCCACTTAGTCCAGGATTTCCCTTGCTACATCCATCAAAGTTCAATATATAGTTGTTTTTTTCTAGCGTGTTTGGTTGAACATTGCTTACGATACTGTGTATCATTATCCAGATATGATGTTATGATTTAAACAGGAACAACCCGCTTCAATTTTATTTAAAATATTTAAAACATATAAAATAGATATTAAATATATTTTATATAATAATATAAAGAATGATCCAGTTATTGTTGTTATTATCTTTATTTGCCAATGTTATTTTTGCCGATACGGAATGCCCAACTGTTACCAGTCATGGTGATAGACGTAGTGACAAGAGCAAGTTACGTATTGCGCAATATAACGTTGAATGGCTTTTTATTGATTATTATAGTGAAATGAACTGCCCTGGTGAAGGATGCACATGGAAAAACGTGACAGAGGCACAAACCCATATGGATTACGTTGCCAAAAGAGTCAAGGCTATTAATCCCGATATTATTAATTTTTGCGAGGTCGAAGGGTGTGACGAATTGAACATGTTAAAGTCTAGCTTGGATAGTTCTTATACGCCCTACTTAAAAAAAGGCACTGACACGGCGACTGGGCAGAATGTCGGTATGTTGACACGTGTTGATCCGGGTGTCAGCTTATATAGGACCGAATTGCGTTACAATTACCCAATTCCCGGTTCAAAGTGTGGGTACACGGGCCCAGCAAGTTCGTCTGGTGTTACTAAACATTATATAACAGAATTTGAGTTTAATGGAATGCAGGTGGCCTTTATAGCAGCACACTTAATAGCCATCCCTACCGAAGCGAGTAAATGCGCGCAGAGAGAAGCACAGGCATCAGTTCTTCAAACCGTTATTTCTGGTTACATTAAAAAGGACTATGAGGTGATTATGCTTGGTGATCTAAATGATTTTGATGCGGAAATATTAGATATCAATAGCGATAAACCGACATCATATGTGTTGGAGATTTTAAAGGGTTCGCGCGGCGATTTTGCCGGCACATATCAACTTTATAGTGTGGCCGAAACCATTGTTCAAAGCCAGCGCTACACTGAGTGGTGGGATGCTGATAGCAACTGTAATACAATTTCTCAAAAAGACTACTCGATGATTGATCATATTTTGGTGACGGACGCAATAAGAAAATATATTGTCGATGCGTTTATTTATCACGACTACGCCGAATATTGTGGTAAAATGGATTCAGACCATTATCCGGTTGTTATCGATTTAAGTGTATAATATTATGTAAAATAAAGAGATAAATAATAAAAATGTATGGACTTTTACCTCTTCTTTCTAAAGAAGTAAAAGATGAAATGCTTATTTAAATAGGTGTCTTTCACGGTTTCCAATCGCATATGGATCTAAACAATGCCATATGCATACCGAACTGTGGACTGTTCTTTGCTACGGGGTTGGATGAAAACTTGGCAACTACCGTGTTAGTCTCGTGATCTAGCCAAAGGTATTGTCCATAGATTCCGCGTGCGTGAATTTCTTTGGAACCATTTGGCTTTGGATTATTGACCCACCACTGGTTTTTATATTGATCCCCGCTGTACGTTTTCTCAATCCATGACGGCGGAATAACTTGCTCGCCATTTGGCGCTATGCCGCCATTAAGAATGACTTGCCCGAATAAAGCCATATCCTGAGTGGTGCAAGAGATACCACCGTTACCTACAGCCAACCCTTCAGAATCCACTGTTATATTTGCGTTACACTTGGCTCCCATTGGCCTCCATAACTCCCTTTCCAAGAGCTCGGAATATGGCAAACTCGTAACACGAGTGATGAGCCACGCCAACACATCTGTTGTAGCAGAGCAATATTGAAATTCGGAACCATGTTCCACGCGTGTTTTCGTGACATCAGATATCCTCGGTGTCAATGAAAGCAAAAATGAACGAAGAGTTTGATATTCCCCGGTTGAATTAGTCTTCCACCCGCACGCGCGATCAAGCCGTGTCATTTCTGAATGAGGAGATGCGTAGTCTTCGGAGAATTTGAGCGCGACACGCATGTCCAGTGCTTGGTTAATAGTGGCACTGCCGAATACACATGAATTAAGCTCAGGCAAATAGTGTCCCATACGTTGTTCTGGATCGATTACACCCTTATCTATCATCCGAGCATATAAAACGCCCAGTATTGACTTGGAAACTGATTGCAGTAAATGCACGGAATCTGCTTTCATTCCATCGAAATACCTTTCGTAGACAATATTCCCGTTGCGCAAGACAACAATGCTATCTGTGTGCGTCTCCTCGAGGAGGTTGGACAACTTTAATATTCTCTCGTCAATATTGACATCAATGTCTTCCATCAAATTATCAATTGTTTTGGAAATAGACTCACTCGGATACGCGTAGATATCTTGTGTTGTTAAAAAATCAGACACGTGCTGAAAAGCCCACCGATTCAGTGGTCCATCTTGCCAGAGATCCATGTTGAAATCGTTAGGCAAATGGCAATTCATTCTTCTTCTTACAATATTATAAATATTTTTATCTACATAAAAAATATTTATTATTTATTCTTTTGTTGTTTATTTGTTTTTATTCTTTTTATCATAATTACGCTTTAATGAACGCATCTATGTCACTAATCCAGTTGTCCAAGTGTTGTTTATTTTCGTAGATATCAACATTGCCATTCAAAATTAACTGGTCACCGCAAACGCATTCGCTAGATGCGGTATCCAACATATTATCATGATATCTAGAGCAATTTTGTAAATATTCTAATGGGATATTTGCCTCTCCATCTCGCGACCGCTTTGCGATTCTTCCGTGACATTGTTCAGGATCGGTCTTAACATATACGACCTTGTGGACTGGGAATTCATCCAAAAACGTATCAAACCAATTTAAATAGATGCGATAGTTAACCGGTTCAATTTTTTTATCATCGTAAAGCATCTTTGCGAATACTAATTTGTCAGTAAATAGACTACGCTCAGTAATGAGAATAACCTTTTTTGTGGGCCCAGGTGAATTCAATCGAGCTGTAAATATTTCACGAAGGGCGCAACGCAGAACCTTTAACCTAGAAACATATGCCATCATCTGAAATGGGAACGAATATTTTTCTTGGTCGGCATAAAATTTCTCTAAAATTGTTACCCCATTTTCATCGGTAATTTTCCCCCACTCATCAACCGGTTCGTTTAAGAATACAATGTCAGCATCCTCCTTATAGATTTCCCGTAGATTTGCGAGCAAGGTCGACTTACCCGACCCGATATTGCCCTCAATAGAAACGATAGTATAGGCGCTAGATTGCATTCTGTGTATAACGATATATAGTTTATTTGTTTAATATTTATTTTGTTTCATTTTTATTTTCATTTAAAAAAAAATTGAATTTAAATTGTGGCACAACGTATTAATTACTCTTAAACGAACACATACCGGAAATGGATCTCAAGCAACGTAAACTTAACAAGTCCGAGTGGACCTCTATTGAGGTACCCGTTTCAACATCTGAAATAGCAATTTTAAATTTAATTATGGAGGGATACGCTGATGTTAATTTTAAGATTAACAATGCGGTCTCTATACTTGCGTATTTAAAGCTAGAGGCTTCCGATAAGATGGAAGATTATCTATATAGTAAATATTTACGCGCAAGTGGTGATAAAATTGAGGAGGGGTTGGCCATTTCTGACGCCACATATAAAAAAATGAAGATATCTGGGGATATAAAAATAAATTCTGGTCAAAAACTTCGCTTAGATAGATATGATGAACCCACAATCCGAAAGCATGATCTGTATGAATTTACGCTGTTGAGTCATTTGGAAAATCTTATACATAATAAGAAGCTTGACAATCAGAAGCTCTTCCATTTCCACTATTTTACAGTGTATAAACTTAATAAAAATAGTGTTGCCAGGGTAAATGCCCTAGTGAAAGAACTAGTAAATCGCGTTTTAAAAATATTCGAGAAAGATATAAATTTGTCAGTCATTATCGAGAATGCGGTTGACTTTGTCGAGAAAAATGATAGCCTCTTGAAATACGGCGATTTGGTATTATATGAGCACCAGAAAGATATATTTACGGCGTGTAAGCACCCCAACCCCAAATTGGTCTTATATATGGCTCCTACGGGAACAGGAAAAACACTTACACCAATTGCCTTGTCTCAGCAAAAGAAAATAATATTTGTTTGTGCGGCAAGACACGTTGGACTTGCGTTGGCGAGAGCCGCCATTTCCGTTAAGAAAAAGATTGCGTTTGCGTTTGGCTGCGCAAGTGCGGATGATATTCGATTACACTATTTCGCAGCAAAGGAATACAGTATAAATAGGAGGACCGGTGGAATCGGAAAGGTGGATAATAGTGTTGGTACGGAAGTTGAAATTATGATTTGTGATATCAAGTCGTACTTACCGGCAATGTATTATATGCTTGCTTTCTTTGAAGCGCAGGACATCATCATGTATTGGGACGAGCCGACGATTACATTGGACTATTCTGAGCATGAATTTCATTCAACCATTCGAAAAATTTGGAAGAAGAATTGTATTCCCAATGTCGTATTGTCGTCTGCTACATTGCCGAAGCAAAACGAGCTTTGTGAAACAATTCCCGACTTCTTGAACAAGTTTCATGGCGCCGAAATTTGTAACATTGTTAGCCATGACTGTAAAAAGTCAATTCCGATTATTAATAAAGATGGTCTTGTGGTATTGCCACATTATTTGTATGAGGATTACAATAAAACATTAGCCGTTGCCAAACATTGTAACGATTATTTGACGCTTTTAAGGTATTTTGACTTGGGTGGAGTAGTCGAATTCATTACCTATGTAAACAATAATGGTTTTGGAAGCGCAAGAATGTGTCTAGAAAGGCATTTTGATACATTAGACGATATAAATATGAAAAATATTAAAACTTATTACATCAAGCTACTTCAAAATATAGCACCCACAGCATGGGTAAATATATATTCTCATCTACTCGGCGCTAGACATCCGCGAATATTAGAAAACGCGAGTGTTGATTCTAAAGGCTCAAAACTGACCAAGAGTAATAGTTTTGGACCAACTCATAGTTCTAACCGCTTGGCAGGAACACCGATTACTCGATTAGTTAGTGAACCGGTAGTATCCAAGAGTGATATGTTATCTAAAACTAAACCGGTGAGCGCGCCGCCCATCGGAACATCAGGAGTTTATGTTACTACAAAGGACGCGCATACTCTAACAGACGGTCCAACAATCTTTATATCAAATGACATTGAAAAGATCGCGAAATTTTGTATTCAACAAGCGAATATTCCTGCTTCAGTGATGGACGATATCATGAAGAAGATTGAGTATAATAATGTTATTAATAAACGACTACACGAGCTCGAATCAGAAACGGAAGTCATTCGAGAGGCTGCCGATAAACAGGTAAAAAATGCGGTGTCCGGGTTTCACGGAAGCCAAAAGGTCGCAGGTAGAAATAAATCGAGTAAGGATCCCAAGAAACTCAGCAAAGATATTCCTCCCGAATTTGAGAACAAGGCGGGTCTTTCTAAATTGACCGATCAAATCAACACGCTTAGAAATATGATCAAGTCGGCAACTTTAAATGATGCGTTTGTTCCTAACCGAAGAATGCATTTAGATCGATGGGCGGAGGGTATTGACGCAAGTGGCGCGTTTACTAGCAATATAGACGAACATGTCGTATCTGATATAATGGCACTGAATGGAGTTGAAAATACGTGGAAGGTCTTATTAATGATGGGTATTGGTGTGTTTATTAATCACGAAAATATAACTTACACGGAAATTATGAAACGACTCGCGGACGAACAAAAATTGTATATGATTATTGCTTCAAGCGACTATATTTACGGAACGAACTATCAGTTCTGTCATGGCTTTCTCAGCAAGGATTTAAATCTTACTCAGGAGAAGCTTATTCAAGCTATGGGAAGAATCGGAAGAAATAATATCCAGCAAACTTATACGGTGAGATTCCGCGACGATGAACAGATTATGAAGCTATTTACATCTGAGACGGATAAACCAGAAATTATAAATATGAATCGGTTATTTAATACTCGCAAGGTTGTATGGCAAAATGATATGTATGTTGAAATAGCCGATGATCTGGAGGATGACGCAGGGACAGAAGCCCAAGAGCCCGAAACAGGTGATGATTAATTCGAAGAAGAAAAACTAAAAAGGAAATATAAATTGTAAATTATAAAAAAGAAAAAGAAAAAGAAAAAATACAGTTAATAATTTTGTATAAATTTGTACATTTTTTCTTTTTCTGTGTCCTTGTATTTTTTATTTAAGCGAGCCCCACCCACGAATTCGTGTCTGCAGTGGTTGAAAATTTTCTAATATAAAAGGCTGTTGTATTTACACGCGTGCCATATTTTTCTCTCAATTTATAATCAGAAGGCTCTATAGCAAGTGCGCGTTCCGCATCGTGGCCAACTATGTTATTAAACTGACCAGCTTCAATAATCTTAACATCTTCATCGTTTCTCAAATTAAAATCAATTCGCGCCTGTAACTTTACCTGCTCTATAAATGTATTTATAGAAATCTCAGGATCAAATCTATAATATTTAACATGAGCTGTATAAACCTCCTTAAAATAAAACTCGTAATAATTCAGATCGTTTGACATTGTATTTGTATTGTAGTATGATTTAAGTTATTTAAATTAAAATGCTTTCAATTTTAATTTAAATGTAATAATAATTCGAGCAATAGGTTCGCGTTTACAGTTTACACACACATTACTTTACCTCCAATATGTCTGAAAAAGAAGTTGTTATATAAAATTTTATTGACCAATGCTTTTGTCAAAGTTTTATCGCTCATTTTTAATTGTTTGATACAGTCATATTTGCAGATAAATTCTTTTACAAGCTGATTGTCATTGGTATATTGCCCAATTCCATCCTTATATAAAACAGGTTCTCCATATTTTTCTTCAAAATTATCAATTAATTCTTGGCTGCAGTTGTTGTATAAAAAATAATAATGCCCATTTGTTACAGATGCGTTTTTAACAGGAGTGTCTAATGCGGAAGATGACGCATACCCGTTATGACTTGCTGCCGTTTTTCTGTCCAAATAAACATTCAGAATTTGGTTTTTTTCTGTATTCAATTTTGCTATATATCCTAGATTTTGAATTTTGGTTTGTTTTGTTGGAAGAATGTCGTGGATTATGTTCGGGTCCAAACTTCTATCTACGAAAGCCCATCTATATTCCATGTAAATTGTGTTTTCTTTAACTGCTTTATCAATACTTGGTCGTTTTACCTTGAAATTATACTCCTTCAAGCATTCTGCGACTGATTCATATACTTTAATAATAGTCACGGTTTCAGGGTTGATTTTTTGAAGACGTGGTCCCAATGTTACTAATGGTTCATTAAAGCCTGTGGCGGTTTTTGTTTGAGTTGAGTTTAATTTCTCCATCATTTCTTGGTTTGTTTTTTCTAAATTATTTATTTGACACGATAATTGTTTTACACTTTGAACTAGTTCTTGAATTAATAGGTTGTCATTATTTGTAGTTTTCATTTCAAGCATAAGTTTTAATTGTTCAATTTCAAGCTCTAGTTTATTTGTATCATTGTTATTAAAATATTTTAGGTTATTGTTAATAACATTTAACAATGTTTTATATGATAAACGTTTACCAATTAAAAAAAGCTCCCTTTCATCGTCATGTCCCGGCAAATCATTTACTTGATTGATTCTTACGTATTCGTGTTTGTGTATAAAAGTTTCAAAGTCCTTGCTTTTGTTAACGGCAAAACAATCTAATAATAATACGTTTCCGTGTTTTAACTTGCAATCATTATATCTTTCTTGAATGCCGATTCTACTTTCACCAATTTTTACAACATAAGTTCCATCAGGATGTGTCTTAACTTTTATAATATATACCATACCACAGATGGTTTTAAATTCTCTAAGCAAAATTTGTTCACGTTCCCTTTGAACTTTTGTATCTAATTCGGTTTTATGCGTTTCTTCAATTTGAATGATTACATTTTTTGCGTCTTCTAATTGAAGTTTTAGTTCATTGCTTTCTTCTATTAAAATTTCTTGCAAAACATTTTCTAATTTAATATAATACTCGTGAATTTCATCTGCTTTTTTTGTTCCTGCTTTCAAACAAAATTTTTTGAAGGTTTCAATATTCAACATAATTATTTCTTTGTTGTGACCACCTTTGGTTTTATTCTTTGCTCCTGAAGGTTCAGGAGCAATGATTTTATAATCTTTATTAATAGTAAAATTTTTTTCTAGCGCGCATTTTGCGTTATATTTTTGATTAAACCCTAACCAACTCCACACGTTATCAAGGTCAATTACAAAATCATTCTTGTTATCGTGCTTCAAATAACAATAAAAACTGGCTAAAAACATTTGTTGTTCATAATTATTAAATTTATTTTGCACCTTCTCCACTAATTTTGACTGATAATTGCCATTTAATTTGGTAATTGGGTTGCTTTCAATGAGATTTACAATGTCTACGCTCATTCTATACATTATTTACTGATATATTTTTATATTGGTTTTTGCTTTAATAATTAATAAACGATAATTTAATTATTAAAATATATAAAACATACTGAGACGATAGATCGTAACAATATATTTAATTGGAATATGCTAATCCACCCATGCCGGACATAATTCTCAACACGTTATAGTTGGTGGCATACACACGCACTTTGGCAGTCTTGGTACCCTCAACGGTGGCGTTGGAGAGCACAAGCTGAAGGGTAGCATTGTCAATACGGGAGAAGTTGCACGTGCCGGAGGGTTGGTGCTCCTCAGGGCGAAGGGCGAAGGAGTACACGTTAATACCCTCATCAGGGTTACGGGTGTGCGCCTGGTAAGGCTGGACCCAAGAGAAGTAAGAACCTTCACGCTCAGAGAAGCGATCCTGGCCGTTAAGTTGGAGCTTAGCGGTGACGACGGGGTTCTGGCCCCAGCAGTGCATGTCCAAAGAGGTCTCAGTGAGCACGAATGTTCCGGCATCAGACACACCGGAGTTATCCAAGTGGGATCCACCGTTCTGGAGAAGGGCGGCAATGTCGGCAGGGGTGTTAAGGGGGATGGGGACGGCAACACCTCCGAGGTTGACCTCGTTATAAGGGTTGGAAGGTCCGTGCCAGTATCCAGTGAAACCGGGGAATTCAGCGGACGGCTGGTAGTCAAGAGCACCGGCATCCTGGAAGAGACCACGAGCATCAATGTAGGCGCGGGAATCAGCAGCAGTAGCGGCGGGGCCACCGAAAGCATGGACGGCGTTGGGGAGGGCGTCAATGGCATCAGTGTAGTTGAAGGGTTGGGCACCAAGCACCTTGAACAAGAGGGCATCGCAAGTCAAAGACGAGCAGTAGTCGACGTTCTGATCGGGTTGGACAACCCAGATGAGCTCCTTAACGGGGTGGTTGAAGTTGAGCTTGATCTTGTTGGAAGATGAACCAACAGACTCGTCGCCGGTGAACTGGAGCTGAGTAATCAAGTACTCGTGGGGGTTCTGGGCCATTCTGCGGCGCTCATCAGTGTCCAAGAACACATAGTCAACGTACAAAGAGGCGGCGACCAAAGACTGGTTGTAGGCAATGGTGGCGGGGACGGGGCGGCCAACGGACATTTGTTGGGCCTGTCCTCCGTAGGGGTTGGAGTTGCAGTTCAAGGTGGTAACAGCCCACAAGCACTCATCAATAGGGCGGATATCAAGGTTGATCTTGACCTCGTGGTATTGAAGAGCAATCAAGGGAAGAGCCAAACCGGGGTTTGTGCAAAACCAGAACTGAAGAGGCACGTACAAGGTGGTCTCAGGGAGTGCGTTACGGGGAGCGCACACTTGGCGGGGGGCCAAGGAGTCACAGGGGGACTCAACATCAGAGAATGAGGGATCAGTGATGAAGGTAAGCTGTGTGGTGTTACCAATCATCTTGAAGTATCCGCGCTGTTGCTCGGATGTCATGGTGAGCTGGTTCCAGATGTGCATCCAGTCACCATACTGGCGGTCGATGCGTTGACCACCAATCTCCACCTCCACCTGGGCGATGAGCTGTTCACCGGGGAAATCTAACCAACGGGCATACACACCCTGGTTGGAGCCAGCAGTGTAGTTACCGAGACCCATAAGTTGGTTGATCTCAGGAAGAGTCACCTGTAAGTAGGTGCGGTAGGCAAGATCACCGTTACGGGAGATCACACATTGGACTCTGCGTCCAAAATCGGCCTGACCATTGAATGTCTGTTCAATAGATTCAATAGCGAAGTTAGTATATCGGCGATAAGTAACTTTCCAGAAAGTAATTTGCGGGTTACCAGTAAGGTAAACGTCTTGGGCGCCATAAGCGACGAGTTGCATTAATCCACCTCCCATTTTATATAGTTGCTAAAGAAAAAAAAATTTTGGAATTTAATTTAATTAAATTTAATTAAATTAATTTAATTTACACAAAAAAAATAATTTGACTAGGAAATTATTTTATTGAAATCTAAACTGCTCTTCATAAATTTCAACAAATATGCGTCCTCTAGAACCTCCTTCTTATTTTCGTGATTTTTTGTAAAAACATATGAACTATTTCGTTTCTTGACCGACCACCCCTGCTCTATAGAGTTAAAAAGTAAAATCATTTTTTGAAATTTTATCACATCTACTTTTACATTTTCATTCTCTAAATCTCTTAAAGATTCTAAATTAATTCTCATGTCCATTTTTAATTAATTCAAAGAAAACTAAAATATATTTTTAACTAGTCTCTTAATTGCCTGCTAATATTATTCGAAACACAAAGCAATAAATTGCTCTTATTCGTGCTAAAATTTTAGCAAATAGCATTTTACACTATTCATTAACCGGTGTTTGCCAATACTATCCTGTTTTTGCGTTTATACAAAATATATTTAAGGGAAAATATTAATTAAATACTTATGATTAAATTAATGAAACGGGGGTATGCCAAATTTCAAGCCGAAGTCTAACAAAACTATAAAATATAATAAGAAAACGGCAGTCACGCTTGATAACAAGCACAAGGAATTTTTAAATGATTTCATGAAAGATGATTACAATACAATCCCCGAATTAAAATTGGAAAGGCAAGAAATACAACATAAAATCAATAGTGGTGAACTTTCTCTCGAGGTACGTCTTGACATGGAAGATCAGATGAAGGTTTTAACGGAACGGATCAAGGGTCTAAAAACAAAGAAAAAGGAGTATTTTCTTGACAATTCCAAATATATTTTTGAATATTTTGAAAATAAAAAGGACATATCCGTCGGGAATAAAGCAGTTGCGTCGACGAATAAATCAAAAATAGTAAACTCATTTTTTAAAATTAGGGATGAACCGGCTATTGATAATACAGAACACATCGAAAACAGCAATATTGTTCAAAAATATTTAAGTAATATTGATGACATGTTTATCGATGTGAATTCGTTCATTTATCAAACGGATATCTGCAAAGTTTGTCACGTAGGCGAATTAATACCATTAGAAGACGAGGGTGTTCTAGTATGCAACAACTGCTCTAGAAGTATCCCCTATTTAATTGAAAACGAAAAACCGTCATACAAGGAGCCGCCCAAGGAGGTCTGTTTTTATGCTTATAAAAGAATTAATCATTTCAAGGAAATTCTCTCTCAGTTTCAAGGGAAAGAGACTACACAGATTCCACCAGAGGTTGTTGAAGATATTAAGGTTCAGATCAAGAAGGAGAGAATTGATATATCACAGATTACCAACGCAAAAACAAAGGAAGTTCTTAAAAAGCTGGGATACAATAAATATTATGAGCATATACCGTTTATTAAGGATAAGCTTGGAATCAAACCACCAGTAATGTCTCCGGAACTAGAAGAAACTCTTTGTAATCTTTTTTCTGAGCTACAAGCGCCATATTCGAAATATTGTCCGGATGACAGAGTCAACTTTTTAAATTATTATTATACTGCGTATAAGCTTTGTGAATTGTTAGGCGAGGAGAAATATTTACCGTTATTCCCGCTATTGAAAGACAAGGAAAAACGAATAGAGCAAGACGCGATTTGGAAACAAATATGTAAAGAACTTGACTGGGAATTTATTCACACCGTTTAAATAAAAAGGCAACTTAAAAGAAGGGTTGGTTTATCAAATCAAATCGAATCAAAATAATATAAAACAACATTGTTATATTATTTTTAAAATTTAGTAAAATAAATACTATTTCTATATAAATGGGAAGATTTAAGAATTTCTATACAACTTGTAATCGTGCCGGAGCAAGGGCTTTTAACTTTGATAATCGTAATGTGCGAATTATAGGTCAGAGACAACCACAATCACAACCACAACAACTTACATTGACAACAACTCCAACACCTATAACTGGATTGGTGCTATGCCAAGAGTGTGCCGATCCTACTGAAATAAATTTACATTATAGTAAAGCATTTGTATTATCTTGTATGGATTTTAGATTGAGAGATAATTTAACATGCAATTTTACATATATGGGATTTAAAAATAATTATGATGAATTTATTTTAGCGGGTGCTAGCTTGGGGTACAATGGTTTACTCGATTATAACTGGCAATCATGCGCAGACGCCCATATCGAACTATCTCACGGGTTACACGAAATAGGCGAAATAATACTTATAGATCACATGAGTTGTGGTGCTTATAAGGCAAAATATGGCAATATAACTCCCATCGAAGAATATGAATATCACATCGTTAATTTAAACAGCGCTGCTAAAACAATACAAGAAAAATATCCTTCATTTACTATAAAAAAATTTATTATTTCGATTGACGGAGGCTTAATTGTAGATATAGATAGTTATAAAGGCATTTTTCCGTTTTAGAGTTTTAATTCTCTGGTCTATACGGAAACAATTTTAGTAAATTGGTGTTATAAACTGAGAAATTTGGGTCGGAACTATTAGCTCCCACTCCATTTCCAAAACACCTACCGCCTCTCTGCTTACGCGTCTGTCGTCGAGACTTTTTACCACACCGGCTCTTTATTATTCGCCGTTTAGACTTCTTCCTCATTTGTTTCGTCATAATATATTAACAATAGATTAAATATATTATAAGCTTAGTTTGTTAGTTTGTTAGTTCGTTGTTATACTCTTAACTCAACTTAAAATCCACCTGGGAATTTAACCAAGTTGGCACCGATACCGAAACCTGCACCAGAGCGGGCAGTAGCACCCATGCTCGGAACGTAGGTGTCAAGAATGCTGAATGTGGCAGCAGCAGTCAAGGCAATCAACACGATTTCCTCAATATTCAAGGAACGTTTAGGAATAGCATAGGCAGCAATTGCAACCATTAAACCCTCAACAAGATACTTAATGATTCTCTTAACTAGTTCAGCGATGTTAATCAATCCGTTCATTATACTAAATCAAAAGAAAAAAATATATATATTGCGATAAAAAACTTAAAATTAAATACTCTAAATAACTAAATGGATCGATCCAAAGGTAAAGGTGTTGAAAGAAAGCAACTAAACGGCAAGCCCAATCCCAAATATGTTGATTTGTTGGAGGAGGATAAACCAATTGCTGGACAGAAATTCGCGTGTATTTCATTTTGTTCCCCCGAAAAAATTCTCAAGGAAAAGCAGGTCTTCTTGTTCGAAGAATTCCTAAAGGGCTGGGATTTCAGCAAATCAATGGAGAAGTTTGTTCAGTTTCTAAACTTTGTTTCTTATAAATACAACATTTCGTTCGACGATGTTTCTAACGATTTTAAGGAGTTTGTAAAGGAGGAGCGCGAAACACTTGTTAAATCAAGCATGGACGACGACTACAAGACATTTATCGATAAGAACGAAGACGAGCTGCAGAAGAAATTTGATATTGCGCATAACTTTCAAACAAATACTCGCGGTTTAAAAATTCGCGGTTCTTACCCTTCACAAGAAGAGGCAGAGTTGCGCTGTAAGTTGTTGCGTGAGGCAGACCCGAATCACGACGTATATGTTGGTCCGATTGGTATGTGGATGCCGTGGGACCCTGAAGCATATAAGACTGGTCGCGTTGAATATATGGAGGACGAGCTAAATCAATTGATGAGTGAGAAGAACAAAAATGAGGCAAACGCCAAGAACACATTTGAGCAGCGTGTGAAGGAAACGAAACAAAAGGCAATCGATGAAAATATCAAGGCTGCTGAGAAGTCAGGAAATACTTTAACACAGACCATCGATGCTCAGGGCAATTTGGTTGGCGTAAATAGTGCGAACACTCAAGAATCCGCGCTCAGAGAACAGGACAACATATCTACGGCCGATATTTGTATGGAATTGTTTGAGGGCGAGAATATTGTTTCTGGCAAAACTGATAATGGCGCGAGTCAGCTAGTAAGTGGGCCATTTGCTCAAAAAAACACCCTTGAGCAGGTTGATTAAACGTGATAATTTACCATTTGGGTTTTATTGCAAATTTTATAAATAAATTGATGTTCGATTGACATATCAATTTATTATAGCTAAAATAATTTAAAGCCTTCAATAATAATATTATATGAAATACAGTATACATAAAGACGACCTAACCAAAATTAGCTATGATTTATATAAAACTTTGTTGGGCGACCATCACGAGTTTTATTTATCTCCAGGAAAAGAGCATTATAAATTACTTTCCTATTTCTCAACATTATTTAATAATTCAAATATTATCGATATCGGAACGCACGAAGGACATTCGGCTCTTGCTTTGTCTTACAACAGCAGTAATAAAATACATACATTTGATATTGTAGACAAAGGGGCGCTTCCTGTAAAAAATGTTGATAATATCCATTTCAGCACGGATAATTTATTTGATAAAGAAATCTTCAATAAATGGAGAGAGGTAATTGTTTCTTCCCCGTTTATATTTTTAGATGTTGATCCTCACAACGGAATAATGGAATTAGAATTTATTAGCTGGCTCAAAGAAATAGATTACAAGGGCTTCGTTATTTGTGACGATATATGGTATTTTAAAGAAATGAGAGACAATTTTTGGTATAAAATAGAAGACAAATATAAGTATGACTTGACAGACATTGGTCATTGGTCGGGGACAGGAATTATCACCTTTAACCATGATATACAATTTGATAAATTCGTTGTGTCTAATTGGACGATGGTTACAGCATATTTTAATTTAACTAAATGTTATGATGCAAGCCCTGAAATAAATGCTAAGGATTTTGACTACTACCTTAGTCATTCTCTCTCAACGCTGACTTTACCACATAACCTTGTTATTTTTTGTGATGAAGATAGTATTGGCTATATAAAAAAATTACGACCTGCCTTTTTAGACAGTAAAACCAAATATATAATTAAAGAATTTAACAGTTTTAGGTTTGAAAAGAATGGAATTTTGTTAGCAGACTGTTTTGATGATTATAGAGTTAAAATTATTGAAAATAGAATTAAAAATCCATATCATTTTGATAATAGGAATACAGCGAGTTACTATTTATTTTGTATGGCAAGATACGCAATGTTAAAAGAAGTTATCAAAACAAACCCTTTTAACTCAACTCATTTTTGTTGGATTAATTTTTGTATTGAAAGAATGGGTTTCAAAAATCTTATCAGATTGGAAGAGGGATTATCCATAAATAGAGACAAGTTTTCAACATGTTACATTGATTATATTCCAGAAATACTGATAAATAACACCAAAGAATATTTTAAATGGGGCAGATGTAGTATGTGTAGCGGATTTTTTACAGGAAATGCAGAATATATGTACAAGGTTTGCGATTTATTAGAGAATAAATTCTTAGAATATTTAGAGCTTGGCTATGGTCATGCTGACGAACAGTTGTATAGTCCTGTCTATTTTGAACATCCTGAATTGTTTGAACATTATTACGGCGATTATCATGAGATGATTACAAATTATAACTACGTATATGATTCTCCCAACAGTCCAATCAGAAATTTTATTCACAATTCTTTTCAAAATCGTAATTACATAAAATGCTACGAGGCGTGTAAATTTGTATTTAATTCGTGGTCTCTAGATAAATGTGAAATAGATCAGAACAATCTATATACATTGTTTTATTATTACATGTTTTGTAAAAAAATATTGAACGATTTCCATTCTTAAATGGGTACAAAACAATTTTATTTTTCAAAATCCGCCTTATTCGGAAAATATTTTTTGAAAAATCTTAACATCTGAGAAGCAATAACTTTTCTTTTTCCCGGATCTGGTTCTACGTCATTTATACAAAAAAACTTGGGGCGTCTACTAGCAATGTCATCTAGTTTTTCTGAAAAGTCGTCAATTGCGGACGACACGTAAACCGAAGATGTATTTTCATTGTCGAAAATCTTTGCCTTTTTATGCAAATACATGAATTCTGCTATCGGGTAGTGTATTTGCTGACAAGGCGAAAGCAAATTATTCTTTTCACAAATATCATACCCTTTGTCCTTTCTTTTTTTTGTCATACGTATCCAATCTACATAATCAGAATAGGTCTTGTTAAAATCCAATACTAAATTTTTAATTAGTGAAATAGGAATGTGTTTGTATAACTTGTCCGCACTTTTGGGCAACTCAAATTTCAACTTCTGTTCGCCATCCTCTTTGACTATATTTCTGGTTTGAAGAGTATAATCATCTATTAATGCTTTGCCATCACTTGTAAAGAAATCGGTGTATTTTACTTTTCGACCTAAAAATATGTCGTCATTAAAATATATATAATGATTCGATAGACCCTTAATGTTTGCGATGGTAGTTTCTATTGCGTTTGAATTCGTATTTGGCAAATATTTTTCAGACGGAAATGTTTCAGAATGTTCAACTATTATTATTTTGCTGTTATCTTTAATCCAGCTAGGCTGTTTGGCATTATTCATTAAAATAAATATTTTATTCACCCACGGAGCGAAAAAATGAACAGATCGCAAGCTATATTGTAGTTCGTGATTATATCCCAATCTTCTATCATTTGACGCGTTTTCGCCCTTCCATGTATAAACCACGTCAATTGGAAATGGAGTCGCACGCGGCGACATATTTCGTTTAATAGTTTTGTTGTGAGTCTTTTTATTACTTTTACTTTTATTTATGATGCCTACCATATGATATATTATACGATAATATATTATACATTATATTTGAATATATTGAATCTTTCTACCATTTGCTCGCCTTTTTAACGCTAATTTTTGGCCCAGCGCCTCGTTTTTTCACCGCATTTGGGTCATATTGTTCCTCCTCTTCGTCGTCCTTAAGGTTCTTGGACAAATCCCAAAATTCCTTCGACCCCAATCTGAAATCGCCATGGTTATCTGCCTTGTACCAAAATACCTGGTCGTGCAATTTATTTGATTTCGAGTTGTTATTAATAACCAAACACTCGTAGTTTTCTGTACACTGGTCCATCACTTGACAAAAGCTCTCAAATGTGGGGAACATTCCCGCGTAATTTTCATAGATGCGTTTTCTGTTTGCGATATAATTCTCTCTAAGAATGAAAACATAATCAATATTTGTTCTCAGTGTGGGCGGAATGCCTAGGGGATACTGCATAGTTATCACCAACATCACCTTCCAGTGTCTTCCGTTCATGAAAAGTAAACGCATTAGTTTATCTCGCGACCACGTATTGTCGTAGAGACAATCATCCAAAATAACAAATGCTCTGGGATCAATGTTGCTGCGTTTATAAGTCTCCATTTCCTTTTTAATTTGTTTAAGAACGGTTCGCTGTCGTTTTAGAATATTTTCAATTATAGCAGAATTATATTCGTGGTGAACAAACAACTTGGGCACCATTTTTGCGTAAAACCCGTTACCTTCTTCAGTTCCCGAAATGACTGTTCCGATTGGAATATCCTGTTGATAATATAATAAATCTCTAACCAAGAAGGATTTACCGGTGTCTCTCTTACCGATTAATACAACCACCGGGCCCTTATTTTCATTTGGCTTAAAGCTGATATTTTTCATATCAAATTTTTTTAATTCTAATGTCATTTTAATAAATCGATAAAATAAATATATTATGCTAAACGAATTTAACCGAACGATACCTCTTTAACATTTACACATTTGCTACAAGATACCTATGTAATAACCAACTAACGAATTTAAGTGTTTAAGCCATACAATGAGTTAAAAACACATATAATTTATATATTAATTAGCTAAAGTATGTTGATTAATTATCAAAAACGAAAGAACCAGGAACTTTTTAATAGTTTAGCAAAACCCGAATCGCTATTTATGTCGGATATGCAAAATTTTATACCAATTTATACGCGATTTTTCTCATTGAACGATACGAATTATAACAGCATAAACTTAAACCATGAATGGTATCTTTCGGATGCGAATAAATTTGAAAACGACAATAATATATACAAGTGCAAAGTTAAGAACGCAAATAACAATAAACAGAAGGACGTTATGGGTTTTTTTAAAATGGCCCCCCTATTGGATCCATATAAGTATTTGATAGGCAAATATAATGTTTCTGATGAGAATTTGTTTGTATTGCCTCAACTAACATCAAGTGATACAGATTGTAACGCAAAATTTGTAGACCAAAACAATTCAGCATATGTCGACGGATTTTTCACCTTCTTAACAAGTGGATTGAAGCAAAGCCATAAATTTTCACATGGTATCGATTATTACGGATCCTTTTTAGGAATTAAGAACGATTTCACGTTTAATGTGTATGATGATATTGATTATTTAAATAATTCCGAATTCTTCAATAAAAACAAAAATGTTCTCTTTAAAATAGACGATTATGACCATTTGATTCAAAATGAAAATCCGATTTTGAAACCAATCAAAATACATACTACAAGCGCCATGTCGCAATTATCCGCAAAATCTTTCAACAATGAAATATTTGATAACGTATTTGAAGAAAATACAATCGACTTGGATAATTTAAAAGAAGGCGCTATTAATTTGTCTGATCTTGCCGATTTAATTGACCTGACTGATGCTGATATGCTTGACAATAAAAGCACTGATCGTGTGTCACTAAAATCAAACTCAACATGCTCGTCAAGGTCTTCATATACAAATGATAGTACTGACGGGGCTATTGAAGACGATGATGTTGTAGACAAAAAAGACGACAATAATAGTGAGAGTGGTGAGCATGCCGAAAATAATAGCGATGATAGCGGTGAATGGGAAGACGATGACGAAGACGACGAATTTGATGAAGAGGAGGAGAGAATAAACGCAACTATCCCCAAATTTCCCGTTCAGGTTATAAGTATGGAGTGTTGTGAAAATACATTCGACGATTTAATTCTAAAGAATACTGAACTAGGCAACGAAGAATGGTTTTCTGCGCTTATGCAAATAATTATGATTCTAATTACGTATCAAAAGGCATTTAATCTAACACATAATGACCTACACACGAATAATGTTATGTACAATCACACCAACAAAAAATTCATTTATTACTGCTACAAAAAGAAGCACTACAAGGTGCCAACATTTGGTCGCTTGTTTAAAATTATTGATTTTGGAAGAAGTATATACAAGTTCAATGGTAAATTGTTCTGCAGTGACAGTTTCCAGACTGGCGGCGACGCAGCAACTCAGTACAACACCGAACCCTATTTGAATGATAAGAAGCCGAGATTGGAACCCAATTACAGTTTTGATTTATGCCGCTTAGCCTGTTCTATATTTGATTACGTTGTCGAGGATACCGAAGAAATTAACAAATTGGCCAAGTGCGCAGACCCGGTTAAGCGATTGATTGTCGAGTGGTGTTTAGATGATAAGGGTATAAATATGTTGTATAAAAACAACGGAACTGACCGATACCCCGACTTTAAATTGTATAAAATGATTGCCAGGTGTGTTCACAACCACACGCCACAAGCTCAATTGGAAAGGCCAGAATTTAATGCGTTTGCCGATTTTAAGGGTGCGGTTCCTGACGATGTAATAGATATTGACAGTATTCCGTCATATGTATAAGAATTTAGCGTTTTGTAGGTTTACATTTCGGTTTGGTTCATAATACAATAATATTATTGTATATTATGAGCTCATTTGGATTTATCATAACAAGACACGTTAACTCTGAAAAGTCAAATAAATATTGGAATCGGTGTGTCAAGTTATTACGAACGTTTTATCCGCATAGGCAAATTGTTATTATTGACGACAACAGCAATCAGGCTTTCGTAAAACCAGAGGCAGATTACAGAAACCTAACTGTAATACAATCTGAATTCCATGGAAGAGGAGAACTGCTTCCCTACTACTATTATATTAAAAACAAGTTTTTTGAAAATGCGGTAATTATGCACGACAGCCTTTTTTTTCATAAAAGAGTCCCATTTGAATCATTCAATGGTAGAACAGTTTTGCCATTATGGTTTTTTAACCCTGATAAAGAGGACATTAATAATTCAATGAGAATTACAGAAGGCCTACGCCACGCGCAACCCGTCCAGGATTCCCTTAAACTAACCGAGTTGACAATATTTGGTCTTAATCACAATAAATGGTCTGGTTGTTTTGGTTGTCAAGCTTATATAAATCACGGTTTCTTGTTACAGATAGAAAACAAATATCGCATTACATCTATGATAGACACGGTTAAAATTCGGAGGGATAGATGCTGCTTAGAGAGAATATTGGGGTGTATATTTTCCAAAGAAAACCCTAGTTTGGCAAATAAAAAAGCAGTATTTGGAAATATTATGGATGTGTATAAGAGTTACGAATACACATTTGATCATTATATGACTGACTTAAAAAAAGGCACTCTACCGGCGTATATTGTAAAAGTGTGGACCGGTAGGTAAAAATTGTATTATACAATAAATTCGTTATCGTATAATGTCGTATAATTATTATATCGGTATTAATGGATATAAACTGTCAATAACAGACTTTATGAGCTCAGGGTCTGTGACATTTAATTTTATTAGGCGCGGTCCCATTGTTTTTTTCTCTGCAGTCTCTGGGTTGCCTCGTTGTCTCTGTAACCCTTTATTCAATGGTAAAATAGCACGTTTGAACTTTGCTAAAAATCTTTCACAATCAGCAATCGTCGTAGTCTTATACTCTGGATCGGTTATGGGTTTGTTTTGGGTAAGTAAATTTTTAATTTCTATATACTTGGCATAATAGTAAACCTTTTCATCCAATAATGCGCCCAAATTTGGACATCTAAATAATACCCTTGTATTTAATTCGGAAATATCAAAATAATAATCGGTTGCGGCATCAAAGTGCATCATTACATCTTCAGGTACCTTCTTAAAATCAACGTCTGAGAACTGTCTAAAATCATCTATCATCATATTTTTTCTATAGTCGTATTTTTTTGTATCCTTAACATAACTTAACTTTAAAATGTATTGATTCGCCCGTACATTTGCCGGATTTGGTGGAAGAACGGATATGTTGTACTTTGTTTCTGGAGATTGTACAAACCATTTTATTAGATAAGATATATGTCCTGCTAAATTCTTTACAGTATTCTCGTCGTATGGAATGCCTGTGTTGGGAATGATTAAAACATCAATATCCTCAGTTTTGTACTCTCCTATTTCTGATATTCCTTTTAATACTAACTGAACCGCCTTTCCACCTTTAAATAATAGTTTATAGTCCTGCCCAATCATTTTATACGATACAATTCCAAAAACAAGTAAAGATGCGCACAGTATTATATTAAAATTAGAGAAATCAATATCTTTGTCAGAAATGAGTGTTCCAAAAACATCGTATGGTTCATTTATTGTCTGAGTGTAATAAGTTGGTATAATTGTTTTAATAATTCTACAAACGCTCCACATTTGTGCGGTTTCTCTCGTTTTTGTATCAATCATTATTTCATTGTCCTTGCTCAACATTTCACGCAACTTTTTGCGTAATATAGTCATTTCATTCTCGTTAAAAATTGGTTTCCAAAAATCAGGTTCTATATCATGAGCATATCCTGTTCCGGGTAGCTCAGTTGGGATTTTCAATTTTACAAGAGGAGTTAACCGTTGCGGGGGGTGTATTTCTTCGATTTCTTTGATTGCTTCTTCTATTTGTGCTTCCTCTACAATGGGTTCCACCAATGGCACAGGAACAATAGGAATAGGCTTCGATTCGGCTTCCAACTTTTTCCTAAGTTCGAGAGAAACAAGCGCCTCCTTCTGTTCAGGGGTTAGTATTGATATATCTGCGCCATTATCTAATAAGAAATCAACCAATTCTTTATCTTGTATTTTAACAGCACTTGACAATGCGGATGTTTTATTAGTATAATCAGTGAGATTTATATTCCCCATTTTTTTTACAAAAAGATCTGCTAACCGCCTTTTTATAGACGAATCGTCTGTATTCTCAAAAATAACAACCAGCAACGGAGCAAATGCTATTATTCCAGGGGAATCGCGTTTATAAACGGGAACCATATTATGTGTAAGAGGGATTAATGTATTTATCCATAATGGATTATCTCTGATTAAATTTTTAAACGCCGTTACCCCCTTGTTCGGATCCCTTTTTAGAATTTCAAATGCTTTCATAAAGTCGTTTCTAAACGCATTCTTAAAATTCATCTCCTCTTTTGTGAAAATTACTCCTCCTGTCATTTTTCGTTTCCTTGATTGTGCTGCCTTTTTTAAACCACTTCTTCTCGTAGCACGCACTCTTCTTCCGCGAGTTTTATTTTTTCTTGTATTTTTTCGTATATATTTTTTTGTACTTATTTTCATTATATAATAGTATAATAAAAATACTTTTCGTCTAAAAGCCTGGGTTATCCGTAAAGATTGGTGTTACATTTGAGTCTCCATGAGTTGATGGCTCAATTTGATTCAATATAAAATACCCTGAAACGACGCTAAAATATACCACAAGAGCATCTCGAATTAATAGTTTGAGTGGTTTACTTTCTCTCTCAATAAATCTCATTTCAATAAATTTCGCAATCAAAAATACTACCGAGATGACTGCCGCAATAATAAATATATTACTCATTTAAATTACTAAAGCAGATTCTAAATTTCGTTTTTACGCAATTATTCCAAAATCTCAATTTCATCAATCAATAAATCAGGCAACAAGTCAATCGAAGGTTCCTCGATATTGTGAATATCTAAAGCATCTAGATTAAATGGTTGAGTAGATATTTGTAGTTTTGGTGAATCATCATCCTCCTCTTCGTCTTGTTTCCTCTGTTGTGTTCTAAAACTACTGATTTCTTCTAGGCGCGAAATATTCTTGGGTGCGTTGACATTTGATACAGCTCCGTCTTGATTTTGAACATAATCGATATCATTAAAACTCAAACGACTAGGAATTGGAGTCGGGATCTGTTGCTGCTCAACATTCGACTCAACAGAAGCAACTTTGCCAGCTACTACCGCCTCTTTTATAGGTTCGTCGATTATTTGTTCATTTACTTCCTCAATTACATCCTCTTCAACACTCTCATCCATATAAGCCTTCAAAATTGCCTCAACAGGGATACTCTCTCTTAATGTGTTTAATATACATTCTTGTACAATGATTTCTAGTTCTCTGTGATTTTTTTGAATCTGTAAAGGAGGCAAATTTACTTCGAACAAATAAACATTCTTGTAAACCTTTCTGGCCACATTGATATATGTTTTATGTAAAAATTCATCTAGCTTGGGAATGTTAATATCAATCTTCTTCTGCTTTTGACCAACCCGCATAGAAGTTAGGATTTTAAGTTGAATAATATGAACACATGTAATCAGTTCCTCTAAATAAGAGCATCCAGACTTTTCACAAATTCGTTTCCTCTCCGTCTCGATAATTTGCGCGTTCCATTTTGGTATTCTAGATATAAGGTTCTGAAAAGTCATTAAATATTTGTTCGTCTCTCCATTGTCTTTACACAACTTTAAAGATTCTTCTAAAATAGACTTATAACCGTCAATGATTAAAGGTGTCAAAATTGTTACTAAACGAGACCCCCATTCGTTTTTCGATTCGTGAAGAGCGCTTCCATTGAAATCATCCATTTACATAAAACTTATATTTTCTAAAGCCAGTTCTGAACTTAAAAAAATGAAATTTAATATAAACAACATTAGCAGTTTTTCATTTCTAAATTCAGTTCTTACACGACTAAAGCAAACAAGATACTCATATCTTTTATCATCGCTCAAGACCCCTTCCATAAATTTCGGGTTTTCTACTAAATTTATAATATCTAATCCACTATAAGCCTTTTCATACAATTTCACACATAACAATATCATATCTTCGGGACGTGCCTTCTTGTTTACATACTTTAATAACTCCTTTTCTAAAAAATCAATACGGCGTGACTTTAAAGGTTTCAATTTAAATAGCTCATTAAGATTATGCTGATATAAATTTATAGCCTTGCCATTTATCACTGGCGATGGAACATATATTTCACAAAATCTAGATAATATTGGTTTCATCAAATTATATTTATCTTCGGCAACAATAAAGAACCGTGTATTATGACTAAACAATTCAATACATCTACGCAGCGCAGACTGAGCGTCCATTGTTAATTTATCGGCATTCAATAGAACAATACTTTTAAACACATTGCCGCCATTTGAATTTATGTGTGTTTTCGCGAAAAACTTCAATTCATCGCGAATAAATTTGATACCCTTTCCATGCGAACAATTTACATACATTACAAATGCCTTTATCTTGTCCCTATCTCCGTCATAAATTTTCGATATAAATTCATTTACAATTGTGCGTTTTCCACTACCAGTTGCACCGTGAAAAAGCAAGTTTGGGATTTTATGGCTCTCATAAAAAAAACCCAACTTATCTTTTATATTTTGATGAATTTGTAAGGACATTCAGACTTATTATATTTCGTGACGTGTTTTTATATTTTAATATACCGTAAATGATAAAATATAAAATGTTATTTTGGGAGGTTAAACAGAGCTGGTTAATGAATGTGTGTATGGGTTATTTTTAAAAGCAGACAATATATCAGGTTGAATGCGGTCACAACTTGCGCATTCATTGTAGTATTGTGGTGCTCGAATTGCGCCGTATGTATTTACAGACGGGGGTAGCCCAGATAATCTTGAAAACGCCGGATTGACTCTTCCATCTAAACGGTCGGTATCGCTCTTAATTGTGGTCAAATGCATCTGCTGATTAAACACTTGTGTTCCACCTTGGTTTGGTCTATTTCCAATCGTAGAAGACTTTATATCGTTATTATGTTGTCTGTAAGCGGCATCATAACTCATATCACCATAACCAGTAGCAGCACCACCCGCCGCAGTATAATATTGACAACTTGTGCTATCTCTCTGTGTCGAGTCAGGAGCCGTGTAATTATTAACATACATGCTCTCCTTTTGATTATTAATGCGGAATGTGGGAGCGTAAAGGGTTGTTTCTTTGACAGTTGTTGCGGTGGCATCCTGAGGATTATATACATACCCCTTCGGCACAGATGATGTTGCCTCACCATAAATGCGAACATTATTAATTGTTTCATCTTTACGGGTTGGTTTTAAAAAGTCCATTAAAGGCGCAATGACTGCCCCAATAGCTCCACTAAATCCGCTTCTCAATGTTTCGGGTTGTCTTACAGTGCTTCGGTTGTTTTCATAATTTGTATGGCTTCGCAAAAATATATCTTTATCTGTATGGTTTCCTTGTCCGGTAGCCCTTGAATGATTTACACCACATGAAATAACCTCGTGGCGTTTTGACGGCTCAAAGTTCTCTGGTGCGGTTGCTGCCTTGATATCCGTTGCCCCCGCAGGACCCATATATTCAGTTTCAATATCATTGCGTCTAACCACTCCCATCTCCTGAATAGGTCTCAATGTTTCCCCCTTTTCTGCGCCTGTAGTTGTTAACCAACGATCCTGTGTATTGATAAAAAATGTGTCCGGACGCTGTTTTTCCACACGACCCAATAGTTGAGTTGTTGGTGTGTTTTTAATAAAGGAGTTCGCAGGACCCTCGTGATTAACGAGCTCATATTCTAGCTTAGGATTTGTTTCAACTCTCAATTGATCGACCGTTTTTGGTAACCACTTGTCACGAGCCTCCATACCCGAATTATATCCGTTGCTACCATTTATTCCATATCCTTGGTCTAGCCCAGGACCGACCGTAATGGAGTCAAATGGCTTCACATTGTTATTTTTCATTGCGGGATTTACTCTTGACTGATAGAAGTCGCTCTGATTAGGCATACCGTAAGCCCACTGCATATTAGCTTCGGGCTTAAATAATGGGGCCTGCTCTATCTTCTTAATTACCTGAGAACCAGATCCGATCATGTTGTCCAACACTGATTCTGAAATATTCATATCGTATGTGCGACCCTTTACCTTACCACCATTAAAGGGAATCATGTTGTTATGTTTAAACTGATCCGAATTTAAATAATTGCCGGTTAATGAATACACTTCCTGCGGGTTTTGCCCTACTGGTTTGTTATTCCTTACCTGTTTTTCATATAAATTCTGATTGAAATATTTATCAGTCGCAACATTTGGATTTGGATATTCCTGAACGGTATCTACTAACTGATTTATATTCGATACTGGAAAATTCTGGGGAGGGATATTTGTATTTGGTAGGTAATTGTCGGTCCTTACACCTAAATTGCTTCTTATTCCCATATTTGTAAATTTTTCCCTTCTGCTTTGTTTTATTTCATTTTTGCTACAATTTTCGTTTGATTGATTTGATACAACATACATGCCGCCTAATGCTATTAAAGGGATTGCTATTTCCATATTTATATATATAGAGTATTATATTTTATTCATATAATAATCTAAATTACTTGGGGCTGGCTAGTATTAATTACCTGGTTTGACAAGAATTCGTTTGCTGGCACGTTGTAGGGCCGCCTACATAACCGCCTCTAATTAAACTGAAACTTGAAGGAAGTTCGTTTTTAGTTTCGTCAATAACACAAACTCTCTTGGGAGTAAAATAATCTTTCTCTAAAATTCGTGTGCTTAAATTATTCTGAAACGGCATACATGTATTCGCTTGAGGGTTTAGAGGCGGATATTGCCAATCGACTTGTTCTAAATCGCGATACCACCATGCGGGATTTGTTGCCCTCGACTGTTCTGTAAACAAATTGTTACATGTTGGGTACTTAATGGGCTCATTTGGAACGTTATACTGTGTATAATTGTCTTTTCCTAAACAATCCCGCCCGATTTGTCTATTTACACCACGTAGATCACTTTCTAAATTTATGGTGTTTGTTCTTAAATTACCTCCCCATTTTTGTATAATGATTTGAGGATCCTCCATATAGCACGGATTCGCGCCATTACCAGGAACATTTAAAATCCATCGTCCAGGGTCTGTGGATTGCTGTAATGATTTTTTCGTTCTACAGTCGTCATATTTAAATCGGGTGCTGGCCATTATTATATTTATAATATATATTTATTTATTTATTTACAATTTAAAAAATTTATCAAATAATAAGTATGGAGCTTATTTTAAACAACACCAAAACACCGACATTATGTTTAAATATGATTGTAAAAAATGAAAGCAAAATTATTACAAGATTGTTCGATTCGGTTCTCTCTGTTATTGATTGTTATTGCATTTGTGATACCGGCTCTACCGATAATACTGTTAATTTAATCACCGAATATTTTCACAGCAAAAATATACCAGGTAAAGTGGTAACGGAGCCATTCAAAAATTTTTGCCATAACAGGAATTTTGCGCTACAATCATGCTTAGGAATGTCCGATTTTGTATTATTACTTGACGCTGATATGGTGCTTGAAGTCAATAATTTTAATAAAAGCTTGCTCAACCGCGCGGATAGCTTTAATATTCTTCAAGGGAACGACACATTTTATTATCAAAATATGAGAATTATGAAAAACAATGGATTATACAAGTATGTTGGTGTGACACACGAATATATCGACACACCGAGTAACAATCGTGTTGCTGGGTTCGAGAAAAAAGACCTTTTTATTCGGGATTTTGGGGATGGCGGTTCAAAGCATGACAAATTTGAACGCGACATACGGCTGCTTCTAGATGGGTTAAAGGAAGAACCGAATAATGTTAGATATCATTTTTACCTAGCAAATAGTTACCACGACTCCGGAAGGTTTGACGAAGCAATTAATACGTACAAAAAACGAATTCACTTTGGAGGATGGCAAGAAGAGGTGTGGTACAGTTATTATAGAATCGGCCTATGCTTTAAAAAAATGGACAAAATGAATGACGCAATACATTATTGGCTAGAAGGATATGAATATTATCCCGATCGCCTCGAAGGACTATATGAAATCATTCATCATTACAGAGTAAATTCCAAACATAAGCTGGGCGATATGATTTATCAACTAGCTAGAAAAGTGTTAGATCGTAACAATAGAAGAGAGAATTATTTGTTTTTACATGATGATATATACACCAGCAAAATTTATTACGAATATACGGTATTCGCTGCTTACACTGGAAATAAAAACATAAATTATGAGGTTGTCCAAGTGTTAAATAATTCTAAGGAAGATAGTCTTATTAATAACATGCTCCAAAATATGAAATTCTACAAGGATATTTTAATTCAGCAGTCTAGGATTGTCGTTGATAATTCGGTTACTGCTACGATTAACAATGAAGACGTCAAATTATACTCATCTTCTAGTTGTCTTATTCCTAACGCAGACAATTCCGGCGGATATAAAATGAATATCCGATATGTGAATTATTATATTAATGAAGGTGGCGGCTATTTACATTGTGATAAACATATTATAACGGTCAATAAATGTATTGAATTAGACGCTGATCTTAAAATGGTGTCTGAAAAGTGGTTTGGATTGACATTTGATAATAGAAGGTATATCGGAGTTGAAGATGTTAGAATATTTTTTGATGTAGAAAGTAATAAGCCGGTTTTTATCGGAACTGGTTATCACGAGAACAATCAGATCGGTATTGTAGTGGGAGATTATGATTATCAAGGTGGAAAATTAAATGGAATGGAAATTACTCCCACTTTTAACAAGGCGTCATGCGAAAAAAATTGGGTCTACGTTGACTATAAAGGGTCTACTCACATTATATACGATTGGTCCCCTTTAAAAATCTGTAAAATTAATGATGCAGATAAGTCGCTAACTTTGGTCGAAACTAGAAAAATGCCAGGTATTTTCAGCCGGACACGTGGCTCTACTTGTGGTTTTAAGTATTCCAAGCAACACGCAGCTAATAATAATGGAAACATAACGATTCAAATCGTGGAAGACGAGATTTGGTTTGTTACGCATATTGTCTCTTATGAACAGCCGCGACACTATTATCACGTAATCGTCGTGTTCGACGGAGATATGAATTTGTTGCGTTATTCGGCTCCTTTTAAATTTGAAGGCGAACCAATTGAGTATTGTTTGAGTATTGTTGTTGAAGATGAACGCGTTCTAATGAATTACAGCACGTGGGATCGAACTACGCGAATTGGAGTTTACGATAAAAAATATATAGATTCAATCGTAAAATATACCTAGTAATTTGTAATAATGCTGTTATCATGATTACAATAATAAACGTCAAAAATGGCCTGATTTTCAGTATAAATCAAATACCATATGTTTACCTCCCACATTATGGTAATTTTTTTCGTCATAATATCAACACATTTGTCTTTCATCAACTCTGAAAATTTTACTAGAGCAGTTGCGTTTCCGCCAAAAACTCCACCGGCGAAATACCACGCAATATCTTTATAAATATCAATATTAAACCTACTATTTAGATTCCATATCGTGCCAATTCTAACGCCGCTGTATATTTTAGAGTTTAAAGCGTTGATCTTTTCTATAAAGGCTTCATCTGTTCCGCTAAATATGTGCCGGATACCAAAGTCAACCCATATAAAATTTTCGGTTTTAAAATGATTTAATAAAATAGCCTCTTTGACCCATTCCGTCTTATTACACATGGTAAACATAAATTCAACTGTATCTTTTGTATGATCGGTCGAGTTTACATTAAATCTAGTTAACTTGTCTATATAATTATATAAATAGATATCTTGTTTTTGTATTTTAATTATGAATGTATTTGCTTTGTCATATTCATCGCCGATTAAATTATACATTGGTTCATCTAGAAAAATTATTTTGGGCGTGTTAGATTTTAATAATATTTTGCCAAATTTAAAATAGCGGGTTAACGTATCTATATATCTTTCATTGACATTGCTCACAAATGCTGATACAAGAGTGCTCATTTTTAGTTAATTATATATTTATTTTTAATATATAATTTTATTTATAAGATTACTTTGACTTTTCAAATGTATAGATATGGTCCATCGCCCTTAACATTTACAGTGTCCTTATCTGGCTCGACATTAATATCATGTCTGTTTCCATAAACCGTCCAATGAAATTTAGAGTTTTCGCCATACACCTTAAATGCGTTGTTCTCGATTTCGCTAGAATTTAGTGTTACTATCTTGTTGCCGTAAATGGGTGTGATTTGGACGGTAAAATCGTGCGCGAGTTTTTCGGCATAATGCGGCAATTTGATTTCTACGTATTCATTGTTTGTAATTTCTCCCTTGCCTCTATAGTAGACTCCTGCTTCAGGACCTTCTAGACACGCATGAACTAAATACTTGTTATCGTTAGTGGGATGCTCTATTACAAATGTTTTTGTGTCGGATGAACCCGTAACTGAACTGTTATAAATAATGCCTGAACCTGTATCAACCATTAATAGATTGTATAATCCTGGTGGTGCCCCAGTAAAACTAACCGGAGGGCCAGTAGGACCAGTAGGACCCCCGGAAGGACCAGTCGGACCCGCACATCCTCTTCCAGTAGGACCAGTTACACTATTACCCGTAGGACCAGTATTACCAATGGGTCCTACAGTCGCAGGTCCAGTAGGTCCTTGAGGTCCAACAGGTCCTGGTCCTCTTGAATCACAACATCTTTGGGCCCCTAAATATTGACTGTAATTTCTAAAATAACTTGACATCTATAATATATAATATATATTTAATAATAAAATTTATATATTATTCTAATCTATTGTAATATTTTTAATAAGCGGGCCTTGTCTACATTATTGTAATCAAATAAATATTCATTGCACCATTCTGTATTCTCATTTGTTAGAGATACATATAATTTATCCTTTTTACAATCTTTCCCTATATGACCATTTGTTAATAGCGCCTCTTCAGGAATTACATAAAATCTACCATTTTTACAATTTAACCAATATAAATCATTGTCGCCCTCTTCATAACATTTATTTTTACATTTTCCATCTACTCGACAATCATATTTTGATAAATTAAAAAAGTAAGAATTTAAATTATTTTTACAAATTGTTCCAACCTTTTCTTGAACTTTTTTAGAACCAATCATAAAATCATATACTAACCCTTCCATATTATTATTTTTAAACTCAATAAATTTAATTTTATTTTCTCTTATATTGCGATATTCTTGTTCTTGTTTTTGAGTTTTA